TTCTCTTTCAAAATCCTCAGCTCTACCAGCTTTTATCTCCGCTTTAATCCATTCGTTTGATGAATAGTATTTTTCCCAGTCTGATGCTTTACGAACTACTCTTTTACGAACCTTTCCCTTTAGCGGTTTTAGGCGGCGAACTTGATTTAATGATTTTTTACCAATGTAGGTTTTACCAGTAGGAATGTGTGTAATCTTATAGACAAATCCAATAGCACCCTCAGGTGTATTTTCTTCTGTAACAATGTTTCCCTTAAATTTCCAAGACATATTACTTTAATGAAGGCGTATCTGAATATTTTTTATTCTTTAATACTCCACCTCTTGCTTTAAAAAGTCTTTTTTCATCTTTAGCTAAGTCTAACGAAGGTTTAAACTCACCCCTTGGGTTATCAGTTCCAATCGGAGTTTGGTCTACTCCTTTTATTTTTGCAGCTCCAGTTTTTGGTGGTGTCTTTGCGAATATATCTAAGATTGTTGGCATTTTTTTGTATTGTTTTTCTTTATATAAATATAACCCTATGTATCAAAACGAATAATAAAATTAATTGGATAATCAGGTAAAGATTTTATAGGTTTTGGTAGTTTAGCAACCGCAACCATATTTAATTCATTATCATATAATCCAATTGTTGTAACATATGGTGCTAAATATGAACCAGTAGGGTCAACCGATGAACTATAATCATACTCACCAAATCCTCCCACTTTTGTAGGGTCTATTGATGACGTAATAGAATATAATTTAATTTTACCATCAGTTCTATCGGAGTTCCAATCAACAGCAGTTGGATTTTGTGATACATTATATTCATTTTCTAATACAGAAAGAAATATTTCGTTTTCGTATATAGTTTTTGTTGAACGATAATTTATTGTATATTGATTTAATACAGAACCGCTTTCTATATTTTTTGTCATAACAATTATTCCTCTATCGTAAAAAATATTACCTTTGATTTCATTATTATAAACTAAATTAGAATATCCATCATCAACATAAGTTTCACTACCGCTGGTAAATTGGACCGAACCAACTTTGATACCCTCTCCATATTTTGACTGTGGTATTGAAAAAACTGCTAACTGATTTTGTAAAATTCTTTCATTAGTAGATGCATATGAAATTCTTCTACCAACTTCTGTTAATATTGAAGCGGTTGCGGGATTTGTATAAAATTGAGCTTTTATTGAATGATAAAAAGGTATTTTAGCAATACCATAAGATTTTTCTTCTATTTCTTCATCATAGTTACCCAAACTCCCACTTCTTCCAAAAATAGGATAAATATCATTTTCGTCTAATGTCCATTCCTTATAAACTTTAAAAGGTCTGACTACAATATCCGACTTTGGTATTTCTTTAAACATTTACTTTTTTGTTTTATATAAATATTTCTTAAACGAAAAACCCCCTTTCGGGGGTATTTCTTAAATTATCGTTTAAATTTTAATTAGAATGAAAGTTTAACTTTTATTAATACTTCTTTATCAAATGATTTAACAATTGGTTGAGAGGTTTTAGCTACTGCAATCATTTCGTTAGAATCATTATATAAACCTACAGTTGTGATAAATGTTTGTGGGTCAGTTTCAAAAGTTGTTTCTTGGAAAGTACCATCTGCATTAATGTAAGTAGGGTTATTGGAATAGTTAAATTCTCTGTTAGTTGCTCTTACAAAGAAGTGTTGTGTTGATACATCTTCAGTTCTTCTTGCTTCAAAATCACCACCTTTTTGAATCGCAAAATGTAATAATTTATGATTATAAGCTTCATGCGTTGTTAATACTCCACCTACTAAACTTCCGGTATTAATCTGTCCTACACCTCCAACACTTCCTACAGTTGTTCCAACTGCCGATGGATTAAGTATAACGATACCTTTATCAGGATAGAATAATCCATATCCCAATCCATTAGATGCTGTTGTTGATACTATTGTTGCTTCACTTTGAGTTCCTAAGTTTAGAGAACCAGATACAACTTTAAATACTCTACCAGCTTTACCCAATGTATCACCAAATTTCTTACCACTATCATCAATGAATGTGAATAAACCATTTGAACCAGAAAGTTTTAATGACCAGTTTCCAGCATCCATTTCTTCTCTAAATCTTGCTCTTGCTATATTGATAACATAAATGTTGTTTGAATCAGTTGCCACACCACTTCCATTTTCAAATTTGAATTTAGCGGTAGGGTCATCTAATAACATTGTACGATATTGAGCGTAAGTAGCTTTTGTAGGTAATAAAGAATTATCATCAGTTGCCAAATCTACCGAACCACTACCATCAACATGTCCATATGCTACTGCATACTGAACTTCTGCTGAATAATCTGATGCTGGGTTAGCGTTATAAACATTGTAGTAGTATTGTCCGCTTGTTGCGTCTGCTTGAGTTGATGAGGTAAAAAATGAAGTTAAAGAACCAGAATCATTTGTCCATAATCCAGTTGTTACAACTTCTACTTTTGCATTTACCTTATCAAAATCTCCAAATCTTTTGTATATTCCTGTTGTAATTCCAGAACCAACTGCGATTTGCTGTCCAGCAGGTAAAACAGAGTTTAACAAAGATACAATTGCATTTGTATCAATTGTTCCTTGATTTGCCAATGCTGCCAGTTGGGCGGTTACATTAGGGTCATTTATTAGTGCCATATTCTATTTTAATTTTAAGCTTGATAAGTTACGGTTACTGGTATTGTTTGAGAACCACCTGTTTCGTTACCATAAACAGTTATTGTTGTTGCCACATCAAATGTTAATGATGGGTTTGGAGTAAATCTAAATTCCGCTCCGGTAACAACTTGTGCAGTTGTTGAAATTTCTTCTCCTAAGAAAACAGGAACAGTACCAGTTGCTGTTGCTCCTCTTGTTACAGTCAATGTACCAGCAGTTTGGTCAGCTAATACCATTGTGTATCCAGCTGTTCTATTAGCGTCTGGTCTTGTTGTTGGTGTTAATCCCACACCACCTTCAGTTTGGAATACTCCAATTGAAGGAAGGCCTAGTGTTACTAAAGGAATTTGTGTAGTTCCCTTTGAAAAAGTTACCAACTTATATCTCAATACTTGAGTTTCATCGGGTGTTGCTTCAGTAATAGGAATAGCTCTGATTGCTGAATCGTAATAAGCCGAACCTTTTGGGTGTGCTGGCTCATATAATGTATAATCAATCTCATCATCACCCAAAGCGAACTTTGTAATGTTCAAAGATTGACCGGATGCTAATTTTTGTCTACCTTTTTTGGTAAGAATTGCATCAACTGTAATTTCGGTATTATCTAAATATGCCATTTGATATTGTTTTTATGCTTTTATTTCTAAAATAAATATAACCAATTATTATTTTCAATTTTAATCAACTTCCAATATTGGTTCACCACTACCTCTGCCAGTCTTAGCCACTCTAAGAATGTTAGGATTAGTTGTAAATGTTTCTACCGGAGATAATCTATCGGGTGTTGTTTCTGCCGTTTGTTGAGAACCTTTCCAGAATGAACGTATCATACCCTCACCCAAATTGTTAGTATATCGGTAGTGACTGGGTAAGTATCCATTTAAAGGTGTTACCTGAACTACTTCATTACCTATCGCCAAACTTCCACTAAACGGCATTAATGAAACTCTAAATTTGTTATATGGAACTAAAACATCTTCATACTTTACTTGTTCGTTAGGAAGTGCTCCTATTGTTGGATAACCTGCTGTTTGCGTTGATACTTTTCGATTTCTTTGTTCTTTTACTAAATAAATGTTTTGTCTACTTTGCGTATAGTTTCCAAAAAAATCACGAGTTTTATAAATACCAACACCATTTTTTCCATACAAACCAAATCCTAAATTTGAAATAGAATCTTTCTCCATTCCAATTGCTTCAAACGTAAATGCATCAGCTTCTCCATAAAGAGTAGCTCCATTAGGTACAACTATTTCAACATCATAAAACGGAGCGCTTGCATCTAACAAAGTATCATCACTAACATTAATTTGAGTTGTATATGTTGGATAAGAACCTTCCAATTGGGTTTCAGATTCTACATCTATTGTTGTATCAAAATTATTTAAATTACCTAAAAGTGTAGTTATATTTTCTATATCTAAATCAGTATTATATACATCGTATGTAGAATTTATATTTACATCATCAAATGTATTAATATAACTTTCATAATCGTTTCTTTCAGAAATTGGTTTATCCCACTTTGTTTTACTTCTTTCCAAATAGTGAGGCTCAATCAACAATCCCTTAGATACTTTTGCTCTCGCAGGTGCCAAATCAGCAAGTACATCAAATAAAGATTTATTAATATATTTTACTAATTGAATATACTCATTTATATTTCTATCCAATCTTTCAAAATAATACGTTCTTAAATTTTCTAATTCTCTATAAGAATCTTTGTATTCATCAGATGGGTCACCAATATAGTTATCAATGTTAAAATCACCAAATGCTTTTACAATATCCATATTCAACTCTTTAATTGGAGAGAAGAATAATCCCAAACGAGAAGAATCTATTGGTGCTCTATCAAATGATTTTTTAGTTGCTCTTACCTTATGAGAAAGTGTTGAAATTAAAGTTTGTTCTTCAAAACGAATTTTATTAGCAGTATTAAATCCTAAAGATGGAACTGTTGCTGTTACAGTTCTTTCATATGGTGTGTATTGATATGGATACGATGATGCTGAATACATATTACTTGCCGATGCAAATGGTTCACCATATGTTTCATTTATGGCAACGTTTAATATTCCTAAATTTTCAGTTTTAGTTCTATCTTTAGGATATTCAAAATCTAAACGGAATAATAAATCTGCAGTTGATGCTGTATATGAATTGCCTGCTATTGAATCCGGTTGAAGTACATGGTTATTAAATTTACTTCTTTGTAATGGTACTCTCCATAAACGGAATTCATCAATATTACCCTTAAATCCGTTACCCCCAATTTGTATAGATGAACCACTAGTCCATTGTGTATCTTCTGTGAAGATTGACATACTAACCGATGTTATGATTCTATCTCCTTTAGATGTACCTAACCAAACTTCATATAAAGAACCATTACCAACATAATCAGTTCTATTGATACAAATTGTTGAATAGTATTCTGTTGATATTGGGAAATCTAAACTTCCGGTTACTAAATCAGGACCAAACACATATTCAACAGATGAAGTTATATATGGATAATAAGGACCGCTTGATTCAAAATAAGATGTATTAGATACATCGCCACCAAAATTTAATTCCAATTTTCCGAATGAACCAGTTGTTTGAATTAAATCCAATGTCCATTGACTTGATGATATTAATGTATATTGGGTATTTGGTAAAGTAGTTGGTTTAAAATTAAATTCAATTGCTGCTGGTACATTACCATTTACTTCTTTCCAAGGAATTTTTATACTTGAACTTTCTTGCAAATAAATTGCCGCAGTTCTATCATCAAAAGTAAATTCTTGCGAACCACCTTTTGTTGGGTCTGTAGGTCCTCCGAATTCCATTATTGTTAAAAGAGATTGTGGTACACCATAACAAGCCATAATAGCTTTCATAGCTCTTGCCGTACCCTTATGTTTTAACAAATAAGGTAAATTATTTATAATTCTTCTCCAAACTTGATTATTAGCTTCTTCTAAAGATATAGAGTATTTTTGTAATCCCTCTTTATATTGTCCGAATGCATATTCCCATAAATATTGAGAATCAAATGCTCTCTTACCTTCCCAACCAAATGATTTTAATAAATGCCATATTAAATCATCAGGTATACCCATATCAATTTTTTCTTCAACAACTTTAACTCTATTTAGAGCGTTTATATAACCCCAAATAATATCAAAGTGCTGACCTATCATATCTAAGAACAATAAAAATTGTTCGTTTTCATAATTTGAATAAATGAATTCAGGTATATTATTTCTTAGAAGATTACTATTGTATTTATCATAATTTATAGCCGATTCAACTAATGCTTCGTACCATGCTACAACATTTGTATTTGTAGTTGGGATGAGTATATACGATGGTACGCCTGTTATTGGGTTTATAAATATTTGCTTAGGATATGCTAATGAATCGGTTGAATTATACAACCAATATTCAAATCCATCTAAATTTCTAATTGCTGCGTTTAAATCTGCTAAAACCTTTTTAGCTTCGTTTGCTTGGCTAGGACTACTAAATTGTTGAACTTCCCAAAGAATATCATACAAACCATCTTCGGTAAGTATTTGTGCACCATCTAAGGTAAGAACTATTTCATGTGAACCAGTAGATTCTGCTGTTAATCCACCTTCATACAATTCGTATGGTGGTGTAAATGTTGTTGCAGCTAAAGCATCATATCTATTCTTTAATCTCTCTATTAGTTGCATTTTAAAGAAAAAGTTCTCTGCTCTTTCTGTTGCTGAACCAAAATGTGAGAAATTTTCAAAAGTGTAAAAAGAACCACTAGAATATTGTATATTTAACTTTCTAGTATCAATACCAACACTTTCTAAATATCTATTTGCTATTGCATCTGATGTTGTAGACCCACTAGCAATTAGGTCTTCAAAAACAGCAAACCCAAGTCCGTTATCAGGCTCAATTGAAAAATTAGGTCCTTTTAATGGAGGACAAACATCAGTATCAATACCAGTTATTGTTATTGTTTCAATAATTGGATTTGATTGTATTTTAGAAATCCAAACTTGGTCATTGGGTTGAACCGCAGTTGAAATTGGTTCATACAATTTTAATATTAAAGATTCTCTATCACCAGTCCAAGTTGTTATTATTTTATTATTTGCATCGCCTAAATGCAATAAATGAGTTAAATATTTTGAATTTTCTTCAGCAAATACGTTTGGATTTAACTGTCTTAAAAATCCTTCGGAAATTCTATTAATTGCTGTTTCTTTTGGAAGAACTTTGTTTGATTTTTCAAAGTTTATGACAATAAGTTCATCCTTACCAACCAATTGTTCAATTCCACTTATATTATATGGAGTTAATACTAAAGTTACTGAATTACCATCTTCTTTAGAAGCTAATTTTAATAAATCATTATAATTTAAATTTATCTTTCCAGAAGCCTGAGCTTGTGTGGTGACAGAAGTTCCAAATGGTTTTATTAAAATATAATCAGTATTTACTGATTCCCATGCAACTTCAAAATCAACATTATAACCAGAATAATCTTTTCCTTTAATTGTAGAAGGATAAACTATATTACGAATATCAGGAGTTCCTACATATGTTTCGCTAACAACGTTAATTGATGTTTGCAATATCTCACCATCTCCATCTTCATTTGATGGAACTAATATTAATTTATAAACTCCTAGTCTTGTAAAGTATTTTTCAGGAATTGCAATCGCTGCGGTATCTCCTCTTACAGTTTCAAAAGGATTTCCAAAATCAATACTTTGGTTGTTAAGAATAGCTGTTACATTTGATAATGTGCCTACTTTTTTTATGGCTATAACAACTCCTGTCTTTGAATTAAAATTATATTTAGAAAATTCCTGTTCGTTTACAAAAAATATACTTGGTAATTCTTTAATTACAATATTAATTAGTTCTGATTGTATTTCAACTGCTAAATTTGATTTTATGATAAAATCGCTTTTAACACTTTCTAGTGAATTTTCAGAACTAATTAACTTAGTTGCATCACCTCCAGAAAAAATTATATTATTAATTTTAAAGGTAGAATTTGCTTCAACTATTTTAATTTTTGTTCCGGATGCGTATTGTAGCTGATTTAATCCTTTTCTTAATTCAATTCGTTCAGAATCATTTACTATTAAAATTGCAGAGAATTCAGGACCAGACAAAGATACATCCAAAGATTGTAAAATTTCTTTTGGAGTTTCGTCAATAGGTAATTCAATATCTCTTGCAGGAATTCCAAAATTTAAAAATTCTAAATTTTTTATTTTGCTTAATACATCATAATCATACGGAACAAGAATATCGTTATCATACTTTGTAATTCTAAAAGTATAAATTGGTTCGGATACATATACCGGTTCAGAAACTCTTTTTGCACCAGAATCAAAAATTGGATTTATATTTCCAAATCTATCAAATTGATTATATGAATTATCAACAGGTGTTAAGTCTCTAATAAAAGAATCATCTTTATAGTATTTGTATTCTAATAAAGTTTCTATTATAAATTTTTCTTTATTTACATATCCATCTTTTTTTACCTCTATTGTATAGCTATTATTTTGTCGTAATACATCTTCTACACTTATATTAAGTGGATATGGTGTTGATTTAAATGTGCTTTCACCATTAATATAAACTATTGCATCAGATTTAAAAGAAGTAATGTTAAAAATATAGCTTGGAGCATAATTGACTGTTCCTACTAATTCTGGATTATTTGAAACAAGAATTGGCGTTCCTGATGACGGGTTTTTTATATAAACATCTCCTGTTTCAGATACTCCACTCTCTAAGGCAGGAAGAAATTCTAGTTTTTCCGCATCACTTTTAGGTGCTAAACTATCCTCTATATCAATTATTCTTGGCATTTTTACTATTGTACTGGTATGTTTTCTATCTCATTAGTAAAATAATCATCGTAACTAATTCCGCCACCTCTATTTCTATCTATAACTATACCTCTACCCGTATTTGGAGTTCCCCCACCGCCAAAACTAGGAGTATCACCAGTAACTAATTCTTGATTTAAAACATCTTCAGGAATAGTTTTAATATTTGTTTCTGGAAATGGAGATATAATAATATCCGGTATTGGTATCTCAACTTTTGGATACGGCTTAATAGCAATTTCATCAATTGGAATAATATCTATAAATACCGGTGGGCCATCTACTGGTTCAATTTCACCTTTAGGAAATTTTATTTTTGGAGGTGGTTCATCTATTGGAAGTTGCTTTATTAAATTATATTTTATTTCAAAACTTGGGTCTAATGGTTTTTTAATAATTCCAATTTTTTTAACAGGAACAAATTCACTATCAATTAATACATCAGATGTTGTTTTTTGCAATATCATAGAAACTTCATCTAAACTTTCATTTGTTATTGTATCAAAAGTTGATGTTTCCTTTACATCTGGATTTGGTAAATATTTATTTAAAACCGATACTAATATTTTTTGTATAGAAGATTGAAGCTGATTACTATTTATAATAGCTTTTGGTTTTTTATTTTTTGGTTTTCCGTAATTAATATCATTTATATCAGATATTCTATTTGTAAATTCGTAAATACATGCTTCCATAAATGTTTTATGAATTTGTGTAACAAATGTATCAAAGCTTGATATTTTATATTCATTTGCTAATGTATTAAAAAAATCTTCTCCGTATTTTGTTTTTATAAAAGTACCAACTTCGGATGGATTTATTTGTTCTATGTAAACAAAGGCCTGATTTATATAATCTTCTCTAAATTTTCTATTATTTACAAAAGCATCAAATCTTTCTTTTAGATTATCTAACATTTCCTTTGGTTGATTTTTTATCAAAGGAAATAATCTTACTTCTGTTCTTGATGGTGATATTTCGGATATCCACATTTTATCCATTAAGTTTTCACTACCAACTCTTTTATTTATTAGTGTTATTTGAGTTTTATAGATACCATTATTGTATCCCGCTTCTCTTAATAATCGTTCAACATCAATAAAATATTCTTTTGGAAGTTGATATTTTTGAAAAATTGTTCCATTTGGTATTAAAAAATAATCATTAATATTTTCTGTTGATAGTGGTATGTATCTAACCAATTTTCCATTTATTTGTGGTAATTGATTATCATTTGAATCATAGACAATAAATTCAATAGCATCGTTATGACTAAAGCCAAAAAATGATTGCAAATCTCCTAATTCAAAGATAGCTCTATCTTTTTGCTCTATCAGATATCCCTTATTTTGTATTACACTTTTTATTGATTGTAATGCCATATTAATTTATTTATGAACTACCTCTAAACTTCTTTAAATATATTGAAAGAGAAACCTCTGAACTAGAACCTGCGCTTGATTTAATTTTTAATGAACTTCTATACTCTCTATCTCCAGCTGTACCAACACTACCTTTAGGTTTTTGGTCTCTAATCCAGCCAATATTTTCTTTTAATGCAACATTTTTAGTTTCACCAGCTTTTAAAGTTACAGAGCCAGGAACATTAATAATTGGGTCTCCAGAAATAGTAAATGTTATTGTTGTATCCTTATCCGTAGTAAAATTTGTCAATTCTAAGGTAGGTCCATTAATCCATTCTTCTGTGTTTTTATTTGCTCTTGCTCTATATGCTATATCACCAACTTCTTTATCTTTAACCTCAATTATTTTTGCTGCGAAATCTTCACCCACTTTAGCACCTTCTGCCAATTTACCTTGCTTACCATATAATTGGTCTCTTAAAGCACCCAACTCCTGTTCTAATGCTTGATTTCTTGCAAATAGAGAAACTCTTTGAATAGATTCAGCCGTTGCTTTTTGTATTGCATTTTGTAAATCAATAATTGTACTTGATACTTTATTGGTTGATTGAGCTGCTATGTTATCTGCGTTTGCAACTAAAAGTTCTTTACCATCAATTTCTACTCTTAAGCTTTGAGATACAATTTCTAATTCAGTAACTTTAGCTCTTAAATCTAAAATAATATCCGTTTGTTCAGCTATTGTTATATCTCTAAGTCTAATATCTTCTAATGCAGCATCATATATTACTTTTAATACAGTCTCAGGTAATTCTGGTTCTTCTATTGGTAGTAGTTCAAAAATTGTAGTATCAATTGATTTAATCAATTCATCTACATTGTACTTTGGTTTAACTAACTTTCCAGAAACAACACCATCATCTCTTTGAGTTTCTTTAAATTCATATACTCCAACATCATTTCTAGAAGGCAAAACAAGAGAACCACTAATTTCAATAGAGTTTACTAATGATTCGTTTTTAAGTCCTGTTTTTATCATTTTTACTTTTTAACTACATTGAATGTTAATTCATCATCATAATAATCCGAACTACCATTTTCATCAACTCTAAATTCTATTTTATAAACTCTATCAGCTTCCCAATTTGAAAGATTAAGATTTATATAATTACCGTCAGTATCACAACTAATTTTTGAATATTCACTAAATGGAATTATTATATCATCAGATGCAAAATCTTTAATTTGGTAATAAGATGTTTGTGGTAAATATTTTGATGTATTATATGAAAATGCGTTTGTAAAAGTTTTAATAGGATATAATTCTCTAGCAAATAATCTTAATTTTATTTGAGAATCAACTTTATAATCTTTTTTAAAATTTATAATTCCTATTTTTTTATCATTTGTAGTTAATGGCAATAAACTGCCCGTTGAAAATATTTGGTCTTTATAACCAACTCTTATTTTTGGTTGATATATGGTATTTGTTTCTTTACTAAAGAATTTAACTACACCATAATCTTTTGTATCGTTTTCAAAACTATCTGAATACTTTATTAAAATTCCATCGTTTGGAGTTCCTCCATTCAATGAACCACTCATCCAGCTTTTTAACATGTCTTTGATATCCATTTCAATATCAGCTGTTTGATAATTGAAAGATTGAGATGCTGCGTTTGCAATCCACCAAGTACCACCCTGCCCATTATTTGGATTTGCATCAGTACCAGCCGCTAACGTATTTTCTAACCAATCTAATTTGGTATCTCCTTCTCTGTAATTCCAAGTTATACCTTTTGTTGAAATATTGTCAAATCTAGTTCCCGTTCCCATTTCCCAACTACCAGATACTTTAAAACTATATATTGTGTACTCTAATGGTATTTCTTCACTTTCAGTTTCTTTTAAAAGTAAAGTTGCTTCTTCCATTCCTAAAGTAGAATTAGTCAAAGATGATGATAAAAATCCAACATCAAATTTAATAAAAGTACGAGAAATATCTTTTATATTTCCATAATATACTTTACTAACTTCCAATACTTCGTCTAAACCAGTGTTTTGATTTGGTTGTTGAAGATAAACCGTTGCATCTTTTGATGCTGTTAAAAAATAGTATGCCATTATTTTGCTCTACCTTTAATGTCCGTATCTGGATATTTCACCTCAAAAACCGATGGGTCTAAAGATGGATAAACTATCTTACTTTTCGTTGCCGCTTCTATATTATAAGAATTGACAGAATAAATACCACCACATTTATTTGTAACTTTTAACATCGGAACTGATTGAACTCCCTCTACATTTGCTATTAGTAATTCGACTTCACTTAAATTTATAGTTTGATTGAATCCCCAATTATCAACATTAAAATAATCTTTTAAATCAGTAATACATTTAGCTAAAACTTCATTTTTATTATAATTTTGAAAACAAATAATTTCAAATTCCAATCCTATATTAATTATAAAACCATCATTTATATTTAATCCATCGGTTAATATTCTATATTCGTTAAAATACGTTTTTAAGTTCTCTTTAATACCTCTATTTAATGGAGTAAGATGTCCATTTGAATTATATCCCAATAAATAAAGATTAATAGCAAATGGGTTATTTTTTTCATTTTCATTTGAAGTTTTACCAACTAAAAATTTTGTTATTTCTGATTTTACAGTTGCTGCGTTTGGTTCTTCCGCATCAGGTTTGTTTACAAAACCCATCACTAAATCAGTAAATTCTTGCAATGCATTTGGAGATGCTAATATTGATGATGGTGAATTATTATCCAAAGTACCATCAGCTACAGCATAAGCTTTAGCAATTCCACCAAATTTAGATGGCATTGATAACGCTCTCACTTGATAATCTTTTGCAGTTACTGCTCTATTTTGAGAACCAAAATTTGCTAATGCGTTTTGTCTTATTTCTTCAATTGTTTCACCATCTCTACCACCAATTCCGGGTATTTCGTTATCCACTGCAACAGATGCTTTTATTCTATTATATGTTGCAATTTCAGCAGAGGAATATTGAGATAAATCTTCTTCAAATTCAATTCCATCAATTTGAGTTAATTCTCCTTGCGGAACATTTGAACCAACACCACCACCAACTAAATATCTAACTGTTATGGTTGTGTTAGATGGTGATGTACCATATGTTTTTGTTTTTAAGAAGTTAGTAGGGTCAAATGATTCTTCTAATCTATTTATTGAATTTGGCAATCCCAGTCCAACATTTTTAAGATTCGGAATTAATAATTCATCAGATGCTGTTGGGTCTCCCGCTCCAAATTGAATTGTTGTGGTACTATCTGAATTTATTTTTGTTACAAATCTTCTTGATGTTTTTATTGTTTTTAAAATATAAGGTACAGTAGATTTGAATTGATATAAATCAGGATCATTTGCCGATGTATTTGGTTCTTGTACAAATACCATTTCTTGTGCCAAATATGGTACTTCATACCATTTGTTTCCATCAGAATCTCTTACATCATATATTTCTATAATATTGTTTTCTGATAACTTTATTGATTCAAATGCTTTGTAGTTACCAAAAGTAAAAGTTTGAATTTCTTCAGTTGCTGATATAGCATCAACATATTTTTTTAACAAATAAAATGTAGGTTCGCCGGTGGTTACGTTTCTTTGATAGATTGTTCTTTCTCTATCAGTTTCATCGGAAAAATCAACTACATCGGTTGTTCTAAATTGGATATTATTTGTTTTTGATTTTATTCTAAGTCCAGCTTTTATTTTTAAAAAGTATTTTTCATCAGGTCTATTATCTACACCAGTTCCAATTGATGGTACAAGTTGATAAACAGACATTTTTGTTGTAGCCGGTGATGTTACTTTTGGCTTGTATCCTAAAAATTGAGCTAAAGATAATACATTTTTTTTATCTTCAGCGTATGGTAATAACGATTCTTTTAACGTATCATCTACATAATATGATAAAACATCTCCAATATAAGATGCCATTTCAATAAACATCATACCAGGTGATGTTTCATTAAAATCATTATACGTTTTTGGAAAATAATTTTTAGCAAATTCTATTAAGTTACTTCTATAAGAAGTAAAATCTTTGTTCAGATACTTAATATCTTTACCTCTATTTTTAAAATTTTTATTTATACTTTTTAATGACATCTTTTTTTAATTAAACAGTAAATGTTAGAGTTTCAAGATTAGGATTATCCCTTAATCTAAATTTTATAGAAACATCAACTCTATTACTATCCTTTAATTCATTGGATTGCTGAATATCTATTGAATCTATTGAAACAAATGGTAACCAATTATTCATTGAATCATTTATAGTTTGTTCTATTCTATCTGGTAAATCTTCTGTATTTTGTTCAAATAAAAGTTCTTGCAACCCACTTCCTAAATTTGGTTGCATTATTCTTTCATATCTTTTAGTTAATAGTAAACTTTTTATGTTTGTTCTTAATTGTTCTGTAGTTGTATAAGATTGATTAAATGCTGTATTTCCTATTTGTATAGGTAACGTTATACCAATAGCATAATCGTTGTATTCAACGGTATCTATTACTCTTTGTTTACCTAATAGTATTGCCATTACTTCTTAAATCTTTTAACAAGCTCAGAATAGTCTCTATTAAATGCTTTATCTAATTCAGCTACACCAGTTTGAACACCTAATCCAGTCTTTTGAGCCCCACCAGTAAATTCACCATAACCCATTTTTTCAGCAATTGCTGTTCTACCTACAATTGAACCCATATCACCTTGTCCAAAACTAATTGTTCTATAACCACCATCATTTGATACTGCGGCTCTAGTTTCATTAAGGATTTGATTAATCATTGGGTTTTTAGTATAATTTTTTTGTTCTGCTAATTTAGGTTCATCATCACCTAAAATAGCTTTAGCCATACTCAAACCAGTATTTTTAGGTTGCTTTTGTTCAGCTAATACCTTTTTCATTTCAGCTCTTACAGCTTCCTTAATTATACCAGAAAGTTGTTGTTTAACTTCTTCTTTAACTAAGATTTGGATGGCTTGTAATAATTTATCAGTATTCATAATTCCTTATTTGTTATGTTTATAAATATTTAGATTGATATTTTTTGGGATTTATACATTTTTTTGAGATTGTACTGCTGCTTTTCCATTTTGATTCAGTCTCCATAACGCTATTGTATCCGTATCAACATGATTTTTTTGGATACCTCTTTGTGTAAAATCGCTAACCCAATTCCATCCCGTCCATACCTGAATATGGCCATATGGTTTATTATTTGTGTATCCCATAACGATTATATCTCCAATCTGCCATTCAGCGGGGTTTCCTATATAAGATTTTGAAAAATCAGGTGTTCCATTTGAGCTCTTAGGAACTACTATTTTTTTCTTATCTTCATAGTAAACTTTACCACCAATTGATTTTGCAAAAGTTGATGTACCACCACCAGTTGATGGATTTTTAAATGAAAACCAATCTGCATTTCCACTAATTTGACCTAACCCTTGAATACCAGTTAAAGCACTAACTACGGCCTGTGTTCCTTGTGGACAAAGTCCGTGAACTCCCTTAATATATCCGCTTTTTAAATTTGGATAGCTTACTCTTTGATTTTTACCAAGAGTTCTAGCCCACTGCCCTGCTTTTTGTAGTAATTCATCTAAATTTTTATATCCAGTCTTTATATTTTCGGCTGGTTGTAATTTTACAATACCTTGGTCAATTAATATTTGATTTAATTTTTCTGCTTTTATTTGATTTACTTGGCTTGCTGCATTTGAAGATTCTTGTTCGGAATTTGAATCTTTAAATTCGTTTGGATTTGAAGCTTGATATCTTTTATATTCTATTGCTATTGCATCTATTTTTGCTGAATTTGGATTTATAATATCTTGGACTTCTGGGTCATTAGGGTCCAAATCGGTTTTACTCCAATCAATTTTATCATATAATTCTTGCGAAGGTGACGGTGTTGGTGCTGCAGGTGGTACTGTATATCCTGTCCAATTTAATACTCCTGGCGCTGGGGTTGGGGTTGGTACTGTAGGGTATAAAGATACAGTGTTTACTATTCCACTTACTGTAGTTAAATGCTGTGTTGCGTATTGAATAAAATCATCTATTATTAATGATGTATTTTTTGTAGGGTCTATTATTGACATACTATTAAAATTTTATTCATAAATTGATACGTGCATCGGGTCATTATTTTTCAACCATGTCATACCTTCATTTTGAAAAACTTTTGCAACTTCTAAAAATCCCAAATCAAACTCATTAAAATCTCTAACTTTTGTTTTACCAGAATATATACCATCTGCGGCAAATTTATAACCAAAAGGATATATTTCGGTATTCATATCTATTGCCAATCCCCAGCTATGGTTTGATAATCGTGTACCATCTGTTACATTTCTAAGAGCCAATCCACCACCACAATTTTTAATATATTGTTGCAGTCCTCTTTTTTTTATTTTTTCAAAAGCAGGTTCTACAATAGCTTTTAATTGGTTATGAACTAATATTGTAGAACTTCCGCTAGCAGTTGGTACTGTTATTTTAGCACAATTTTTTTTCAAATATTCTGGGTTTGTTTTGAACCACACTCTCACACCTTTTCCACCTGTTTTTTGTAGATAAGCATTTATTTCATCAGATGTAGTTAATTCTTTTGTCAAAGGAAAACTTTTAGTTCCTTTTTTATACCAACTCTGCTTAGATGTAGCTGAAATATCTACTTCAAAATTTCCATAATCACCAATGGCTGGCCAAATACCATTTGCAACTTTATCAAATAGTTTTGCATCACCCTTAACAGGATCTATTTTCTTTCTTGGTTTTTCAGGAGTTTCTTCTTCAGGCACATCTGATGTTCCTTGGTCATCTCCTTGTTCCAATCCCAATTCTTTTTTATATTCAATAACACTTTGTTGTATTTGAGTTGGTGTTGGTAATCTATTATCGTAAACAATTATTGTTGTTTTAAAAATATCATCATAAGTTTTTTGGCTTTCCTTATATTTTTCTAAATCTTCTTTAACACTAACCGGTGGGTCTTGTGGTGGTGCTAATACTTGCTGTGGAGGTGTCCATGTACCCACATTAATAACAACATTTGATGTTACAGCTATATTTGATACTGCACCAACAGCTGGTATGAATGGTATTGGTACTTCATTTAATACTGCACCTGTCCAATATGCTTGAACTGCTTTACCAAGCTCACCTACTAAATCATAAGGTTGTTTTGATGTTTGTCCTTTTAGTAATGCTGCATAAACAAGTTCTTCCATTAATTTGGTGTTACCTTGCTTTACTTTTACAAAATTTACTGTATCGTATCCTCTTTTTATTGCAGCATCATATTCAGTAGTCCAAAGTTTTGCTACCCTTTTTAAATCAGGCAAACTGTTTGGATTATTTGCATATTTTAATATATTAGATTTAAATAATGCCCAAGACATACTTTATTTATTTGTAATATTAGTTATATTTGGTATTGCTGATTGTGCTTGTGATACTGCTGATTGTGCTTGTGCTACCGATTTTGCTTGTGAAACTGCATTGGTTAATCCAGATGTATCTAATTTTGGTACATTTGGTACTTTAGGAATTTCAGGCACTTTAATACTTTTAATTTTTGCTAGCTTATCTTTGTTAGAAAATAATTTTGGTTTTTTAGCTTTTTTAGGTTTAAATTCTTTTACTTTAGGTAACTTTGGTAATTTAAATCCTTTAATAGCTGAAATAGCTCCTTTTACAGCTCCAGCAGCTGCTGTAGCTTGTGCTGCAGCTGCTTGTGCTGCTGCCTGTGCTGCCGCAGCTGCTGCCCCTGCTTGTCCAGCTAATGCTCCAGCTTGTCCAGCTAATGCTCCAGCTTGTCCAGCTAATGCTCCAGCTTGTCCAGCTAATGCTCCAGCTTGTCCAGCTAATGCTCCAGCTTGTCCAGCTAATGCTCCAGCTTGTCCAGCAACGTTACCTACCCCACCTACCAAATTATTAGCTTGCTGTGTTATTTGTTGTGTTTGTGAAGAAGCTTGTTGAACTGCCTGCTGTGCTTGAGATGCTAATTGTTGAGTTTGCTGATTTTGTTGCTGAATTTTATTTTTTAAATCAGATTGAATATTTGGTATAATAGTTGTTTTTGGCATTATGATGTTTGATTTAATTTACTTAATATATCATTAAGCCTTGACTTAATATTTCCAAATTGGGATAAATTTGTAGGTCCTTCTGCGGTTGGGCCTGATGGCGTTAGGAAAATTTGTTGTGTTATAGCATCAATTAATTCTCCCAATAAGTTTACTAATTGTGTTCCTTTTACCAAAGGTTCTGATGGTTGTTCGCTTCCTAAAAATATCGAACCTTTACCAGTATAAAAAACTACGTCTCTATCATTAGTTACAAAGTTAATATTATCTCCAACAGTTACATCCATACCTAATTTATTATCTATTGAAAGACCACCATCAGATACAAATCCATAGTTCTTTTTAGAAAAAAACATCATTTCTGCATTTTTAGCAGAAAGAATTATTCTTCCAGAATTTATTAATATTTGGTCTCCAATTAGTTTTGTTGGATAATTAGAAAAAGATGCTGGTTTTGTTTCAAAATCCGTTGCTCCTTTATCCGATAATGTACCAGGTGTAAATGGTAATTCAAATTGCTCAGATGTCATAGATATTATACTACCATCTCTATTAAAATCTTCCTCTACACTTTGATTTTCTAAATATTTATCAGTACGAGTTATACCAGCTTCATTATTTCTAATAATTAAAGATGGTGCATATTTGTTTTCAGGACTATTGTATCCTGATAATCTTATTGTATTTCCAAATCTACCTTCTATTAAAAAATCACCTTCATATAATTTTAATGAATGTAGATATTTTTGTGGGGTATAATATTTCCCAAATCCTTTTGTTTTACTTTCAGCATTAGTTGTATTTGGTGTATTTGTTGAAGAAACATTATTATAACCTTCTGCGGTATTTTCTAACTGGTTTTGTTTTGCAAATTCTTCTGCTATTGAATTTTCTTCAGCAACTACAGAAGGATTAAATCCAACACCTACTTTCCTATAATAATAGTGTCCTCCTTGTATTTTAATAATTTCTACAATTTCATTTCTAACCGGTAAATTTTTTATATTTTTATCAAAAGGAAATGCTATTGGTAATTCAGAGTCTGATGTTGTAGCCATATCTCGTGTCCTAAACCTAATGGCTCCAATGTAAGATGCAAATGCTTTTTTCTCTTTTGCATATTCATTGTTTTCATCTAAAATTACCTCATATACATAGCCTAATTTAGAATCAAACGAAGGATTAGTTCTTTGAGAAACTGAGTTACTATTACCAACTCTACCTGAAAATAATGCCATTTTACTTTATTGATTTTTTAAGTTCTTCTAATTCAAACTCCAAATCATCCACTCTTTCAACTTCTTGTTTAGTTTCTTCCAACTCTTTAAGTAGTTGATTTTTTTCAAATTCCGTAAGAAATCCATCCTGTCCTTCAGTCTTTTTATCAGCTGCTATAATCTTTGTTGCAATAGTTGCTAACTTAACCAATTGGTCATCATTCTTTACAGAACTATCAATAAGCGAAGAT